CAACAATGTTGCGGAAGGTTTCTGATTTTTTGTAAGCAATGATGATGGCCGCAACTAAGGCAACCACGCCAAGCACAATCCATGTGATGGGGTTTGCCAGAAACGAAAGGTTCAAAAGGTTTTGAACAATTGTGTATGCGCCAACAACGGCCTTCACAACATTCATGATTTTCACAAACGCACCCAAACCAATGATCAACCCACCAAGCACACCACCAACAACGGTGACCAAGGTTTTGTGCTCTTGCATCCAACGCACCACACCGGAAATTGCAGGCACAACCCTTTCAGTCAAGAAGGAAACAAACTTCACAATCATTGGCAACAATTCTTTTCCAATGCTGATTTGCAAACCCTTGACCGCTTCACCCATTTTGCGCTTGTTCAGGGTGGATTGCTTCACCGCTTCAACATCTTTGCTGGTCAGCGTTGTTCCCAATTTGTCGGATTCTTCAGTCAAGGCTTTGATGCCCGCTGAACCCTTATTCAAAAAGGGCATCATGGTCATGCCAGCGCGACCAAACAATTTCAAAGCCAACGCGGTTTTTTCAGGCCCGCTTTGCATCTTGGCAAATTTGTCAGAAATCTGTGGCAACAATTCGCTCATGGGCTTCAATTGGCCATTTTGATCTTTCAACGCAATGCCCAAAGATTGTGCGGCCTTGCCATTTCCAACAATGTTTTTTGACAAAATGCCCATTGACTTGGCGGCTGTTTCGGTGTCAAGACCGGTCATGGTGAAAGCGTGACCAAGGCGGGAAGCATCTTCGATTGATCCACCCATGTAGCGTTGCATGGTCAATGCCGATTTGCCGGCCGTTTCAAACGCGCCAACAGACTTTGCACCAAACGCGCCAACCGCACCAATGCCGGCGGCCAAACCTAGACCACCAATGCCAGCACCAAGACCACCCAAAGATTTCTTAGAATCGCCAGCCATTTTTTTTGATGCATCGCCAGCCTTTTTGAATGCCTTTGACAATGACACATCTTGCCCAAACAGTTTGAAAGTCATTGAATCTTTTGCCACGGTCACACATCCTTCATGCTTTTGTTGTAATCATCGGCGGCACGCGCAAACATCAACCACACATCAACTTCAAGATTGAACACATTCCATGGGCTGATCGCTGGCCACAAATGGCAAACCGTGGTGAGGCGTTCATACACATGGGATTCAACATCAACCAACGCCGCCCGCGTAGATTTCGATGGTGACCTACGGCCCGACCGAAACCCAACCTGATTGGCGTGGGTTATTTTCCCGAATCACCAACAGGGGCTTCATCGCCATCTTCAGTGATGAATTCCATTTCATCCAATGGAAAATCACACGCCTGTTCAAGGGTCAAAATTTCACCAGCCCTACGGCGGGTCAGCCAGATCAACGCACCCAAAGCAACCAACGCTTCAGGGTTCGACAACAAAGCCGCACCATTGGTTTCATCATCACCGCTGTTGGCCACACCGGTCAAATGCTCTTCAACTTCGCCAATGGTCATGCCGGTTTGCTTCTTGATTTCCATCACATCAAACAGGGTTGCTTTGCCAATGCTGGCCATTTCGTATTCTGTGCCTTGAATTTTGATCTTCATTGTTTGCCCATTCCCTTACTTATTGCAACCCTGCCTTTTTGCGGGCTGTGTCCATTGCGCCTTCAAGGGCTTTGCCAAATTTGGCTTCATTTGCCCCGATGACTTTTCCAAAAAATGGTCGCCCTTTTTGGGGATACCATTTGCCTTTGTTGCGTGCGCTGGTCTTAGCCGCCGCACCAATCTTCTTGCCAGACTTCCCACCAATGCGGGCCGCACCCTTGCCAATGTTTGACAATTTTTCGGCTGTTGCAAGGTCAGGGTGTCGCCAACCGTTTTCTTTGTTGTACCGTTTCAACAATTTCTTTTGCGAAGCCGGAAGATTTTTTGATGATGAAACAATGAACACACCAATTTTGGCTTCACCGGCGGTTGCCTTAGTGGTTGAAGAAATACCGCTGGCGATCTTTTGGCGCAACCCACGATGGGATGGAATTTTGCCATCCATCTTGCGCTTAGCCTTGGTGCGTGGGGCTTTCAGAACATCAGCCCTGACAGCATCACGCACCCTTTCACCTTCGGTTTTCACGGTCTTGCGCAATTCGGTTTTCACCTTCGCTGGCAATTGTGATGTTTTGCCAGCGAAGGCAACGAATTCATCCACATCAACCGTGACCTTGACGGCCTCTTCCGCCATGATTACAGGGCGGTGTCGGCGGTGCGCAGAATGACCCAAATTGGTTGCGCGGCCGACAGACCATCCAACACAGTGAAGGTGTAGTCGGTTTCGATCACTTCGCCACCATTGACCTGTGGGGTTTCTGGTTCAAGGCGTGCAACCGGAATGGCAATCTGAAGGGTGGCAAAGCCGGTGGACAATGCTTCCGTGGTGGTGAAGGTCAAGATCAGCGAAAGATCGGTGTCATTGAATGATGCATCGCGCCATGTGGTGTCGGTGTAAATGACTTTCACCTTGCCACTGACCGCATCGGTACGATCACCGGCACGCGGCTTTGTGCCACGCTTACCCGCTGAACCGTAGGTGCGCATTCCACCTGTTAGTTTGTTTTCACCCTTGATTGAAAATTCGGTGACATTGGCAATGGTCGTTGCACCGCTGGCCAGCGTGGTGTTGGTTGGTGCGGTGAATGTGCCGGAAGTCAAAACACCTTGGGTGAAAGTGAACAATGAAGGCGTGGTTGGGTATGAAGGCGTGGTGTATGAAGTCGCTGTGCTGACCCCACCATTGCCATCAAACCCAAACTTCAGCGACACCACTTCATCTGTGCCCGAAGTAATTTCAAACGAATCAATCACACAACCGGTGAACGTGTAAGGGGTGACAGTGCCATCTTCTTGCACCAAACCCTTTTGCACCGTGAACGAAGACAGGGTGTCACCAATGACAAAGTTTTGTTGGTAGGTTGTGCCGGAAACTAGGGTTGAAGTACCCGAACCAAGCGCACCTTCAAACAACAAACCAAGACCTTTGGTGACCGCTTCAAGGTTCAATTCACCGGTGACTTCAAGTCCGGTGGTCACACGGCGACCAGATCGGGCCAGCCGGCCACCAACGCGCAAACCCTTGCCCTGCTTGCGCATGGGCTTGAATTCAAACTTTTCATCGGTGAATTCGAACCAGCGGGTTGGGGTCACTGATGTTCCGTAGGTGGATTCTTTTCCAATGCCAACGCTTGAATCCTGTGTTGTCGCCATTATTCTTTGCCTTCCGGTGTGTCAGTAGCCTTCGCGGGCTTGGTGGTTTTTGCTTCGGCATAGTTGCCAATTTGTTCAAGAAGTGCTTTGCCAAGGTCGGCGGCCACTTCAAATTCTTCACCGGCTTCAATTGTGCGGCCAAGAATGGGAAGATCAATTGCGCCAAGCGGGTTTGTGTTCACCAATTTGATGGTGTTTGTTGCCATGTTTTTTCCTTTCAGATGCGGTGTCGGGCGCGAACGATCACCGAAATTTCGGCATAGCGACCCGCTGGCAAATCGTTGAAATCTGTTTCGGTCAATTCCCAAGAATCAATGTTCGCTTCACGCACCGCACCAGCAATTGTTGGATCGGTGCGCAAAGAATTTTCCAAGGTAGCCATTGCATCGAAAACCAATTCGGACACAATCTGTTGATCCATTGTGCCACGCCAAGACGAAATGAGAATTGAAACAAAGGTGGTTTCTTCGCGGGTGCGTGGGCCATAGGTTTTGGCTTCTTGGTTGGCCCGCATTGTGTCGGCCGTTCCGGCTTCACAAATGGCCACAATGTCATTGGGTTGATCCGTTGCCGGCAAACCGTATGACACCAAAACCGGTGGTGGAAAAAGGGTTTGGCAAAGGGTGAACAGGTTCGCTTTGACAACCTTGCCTTTTGATGTGGCCACGGTCACCCCACCTGAACGGAAGGCGAACCAGCCGGATCAAGCATTTCAACCACACGGCGCGGAATTGCGTACCCCATGGGGGTTTGCATGATGGCTTCATTGCCACCGAAACTTGGTCGCCACCCACGGTTTCCAATTGACCACAGGTGCGCAACTAGCGCACGCGCCGCCAACACAACACGCGGATTGATTTCCGCACTTCCCCATGTGTAGGACACCTGAACAGTGCCGCGCCAGCGGTAGGGTGTACCACCCACACGGCGGGTCAAGATTCCGGTCTGTGGTTCATAGGTGAACGAATCACCGCCAGCATTTGGGGTGGCCGAATAGGGGATGGTGTAGGCCGCTGTCCCAATGTATTCAATTGCGCTGGTCGGGGTGGTTGGTGACTTACGGCGCAAAACTAATTGTGAACCAGCCGGTTCATGCTCTTCAACCCGACTAGATGGCAACACAGCAATGTTCAAAGGTGAACACAAATCAACCATGATCTGTGTGGTGGCCGCAACATACAACCGCAATTCATCATCATTGACCGTTTCAGTGGCATCAAGGTTCAATTCATCCCGCGCATCACCAAGGCTGATCACCAATTGTGGGTCAGTGGCCCACACATCGGCGGTGTCAGTGTAAGGGAAACCACCAGCATTTGCCCCTGTCGCCGTCCACCTTGCGCGGTGACGGCCCGCAAGGGTCGATGTAAGGGTGGCAACATAGTTGCCGGTCGAAGGATTGGTGATTGTGCCAAGCGATGTTGTGCCATCAGGCAAAGTGATGGTGCAAACCGGTGTTGTGCCGGTATTGACCAAAGCACCGGTGGCATCCTTCACCGTCACAGCGAAGGTCAAAACCTGCCCGATCTCATAGGTAGTCAAAACGGTTCACCCTCACTTCACTTGGGTTGGATCGGATCACAGAAATTTTGGTTGGCACATAACCACCAACGGTTTGCCGGCCAGCATTGAAAGCATCAACCTTCGATGGTGTCGGTGGTGTGAAAGCCGAACCACGGTATGTGCCACCGTTCCGGTATTCAAATCCCGACCGGTACAATTGCGCCATCACACACCGCCAAGAATCGCATCAATCTTTGCTTGCATCTGTGTGGCAAGGTCAGCAATTGCGGTGTCTGCGCTGGCTTTGATTTCGGCAACCGTTGAACCTTCAATTGGCAATGGTGCAAGCGGTTGCGCTAATTGTTCGGCGCGTTGCTCTTTTTCAACACGCGCCAGATTGCAGGCGTTGTCAATGTCAATAAATTCTTGGATCTCTGTTTGTGTCGGAAACAATGCGCGATCATTTTCATCCCACGCACGCACAACACCATCGACAGAAATGGTTTCAGAAACAAAGTCCACAATCTGTGTTTCATTATTGCGGTCAATAGTGATTGAATCAAAAGATGTTTGGCGAAACTTCATGCGATAGCCCCCCCACTTTTCAACCTTCCGGTTGCGTCATTGTAAATTAGGTATCCGCTTGCGCCACCAACAACGGCGTTCAAAGTCCTGCGCACCGCGCCGGTTGTTCCGTCAATGACCAAAACGGTGAACAGGGAGCCTTCTTTTTTGTACACAATTTGATCGTTCGCGCGAACATCACCATTTGAACCAGAAGCCATTGGTGTGGCTGTGACAGGAGCGGTTCCACCGTAAATCGTTGCGGCCAAATAAATCTTTCCAAGATAATCCGTCACCGCAAAATAGGGGAATTGACCCGATGAACCGCACCCAATAAACCCACCCGAAGCGGGCAAAACCCCAACGGTCACCTTTGCAAAAGAAAATGAAGAAACAGGTTGATAACCGGTTCCGCCCGAGATTTTTGTCAAAGATGCTTTCTTTCCCACCCCAGCGCCTATCGTTCCATAGACACCGTTCGCATCTGCCAGCAGGCCAGAAACGGATTCCCAACCTGAATTGGTTGTGTCCGGCAAGGCGGCCAAATTGGTGTAGGCGTAATGTGTTGCGTTATTTATCGCAGACCCGCCTTGAAGGGTTCCGTTGGATAGCGTTTGTTTTCCCGTCACACCGCGCGAAATGACGTAACCATAAGTGGGCCAAGCGCCGGCCGCCTTCGGGCCAACCAAAAACATTTGGTTCGAACCTTCGCGGGCTTCATCGCGCACCAAACAATAATCGCCATTATTTCCTGTTCCGGCAACCGGCCAAGATGTGCGATCAACTAGAGCCAAACCAGAAGCGGTTTGGTAAGTCGGAGCGACACCCGCACCATTCGCGGTCAAAACCTGACCAGCGGTGCCAGCCGCTAAGCGCGTCACCGATGATGCTCCGTTGGCCACAATCAAATCACCGGTTGTGGTCACCGTGGATTTCGGAACAGCACCATTGGCCAAATCGTAAGCCGACTTCACCGCATTAGGTGTCGCCGCTGTGGTGGTCGATGTTGAAGAAGTCGAATCGGTAAGTTGAACCGCACCCTTCACAGATGTTGTTCCATCAGCAATGGTCAAAGTGCGGTCAGCGGAAAGGTCACCACCGCCAGCCAAAGGTGCGGTTGTGCTAATCGTGCGGGCCGTTCCCACCTTGCCCGAAAGATCGGTGACCAAACCTGTGACCTGTGATTGCGCGACAGTCAAAGTTGATTGGGCCGCATTCTTCCACAACCCTGATGCCGAATCGTATTTCAACAAATCGCCATTGGCCTCAGACACAACCAACACATCGTGGATTTCGTCCAATTCGAAACCGTTTTGCACTTTCACATAGATTGCACCTGTGCTTGGATTCTTCTTCGCAATCACACCCAAATAGACCATGTGAATTGGTGCAACAGGCTTGGTGACAGTCCACCCACCAGCAACAGAGCCGGACAGATAGACAATTTGCCCATCGCTTGCGGCCGCGCTGGTGTCAATGTTTTCAAGGTAGCCTTCAACGATCACATAGCCATCAGCATTGTTGGCAATGCTTTCCCAAACAAACCCTTGGGTGCGGGCCGACGTTGCATCAGATGTGGCCAAAGCCTTGGTCACATTCACATGATTGCCGGTAGCACCCGACAAATAGACCGCTGTTCCCTTGGTCAAAGTTGCACCGGTACTGTTTCGAACCTTTGACAAAACAGGCTTGCCCAACACTTCAAGGTCAGCAATGCGGTCATCAACCGTGGTGAACGCACCTTCAGGGTTCAACCCAAGGGTGGTTTGCACCGCTTCAATTGCGTTGGCTTCATTGGTGTGAACAATGTCATGTTCAAAACCCGCGTCGTCTTCAAGCGTGGTTTCAGTGGGTTTCGCTAACGAATCAAAGCCCGATGGATACGCGCTGGCCATTGGTCACACCACCTTTCACAAAGTATTGAAGAAAAATCAGGATGCTGTTTTGCGGGTGCGCTTAGCGGCTGAACCCGCACCAGCGGTTTCAACATCAGGCTTCACACCAAGCGCGGCCAATTCGGCGCGGATCGCTTCGACCCTTTCGCGCGGTAGTTTGTGAACGATTGCGGAATGCAATTCGCGTTGGTAAGCATCAATCGCGGTTTCGTTATCCATCATCAATCCAATCAAAGTGTTGTGAAATGTTTTGACAAATTCCCCCACACCCAAACCTTTTGGGTTTGGATGTGAGAGAACCCGCCAAGGGTTGAACCGAAATTAGAAGGTCGGGGTGGCCAGACCTGTTCCGGTGACAAGTCCAATGGACTTGGGGAAACGCTCAGTGACAATTGCCGCGTAATTGTAAAGGCGGAACAATACGGACAGATTGGCCGCAGAAGTTTCGCGGAATGCCTCTGCACGCTGTGTGCCTTCGAACAACACCAGATCACTGAAGCGACCGACAACAATTGTGTCTTGGTTCGTGCCAGCACCACTGTTCGTGGGAATGTTGGCATCAAGGTACACAGGCAGGCCAAGAAGCGTGCCAACTGAACCAGCACCAGCAACGCTGTCTGCAACGCCGGTGGCGTTGTAGGGTGCGTTGGCGGCTGGCACAACCAATGGTCGGTTTTGACCATCAAGAGCGGCCAAGAAGAACCCCCAACGGCGAGGGTGCATCACGATTGCATCAGCCGGCAGAAACCGGTTTGATGCGATCTGCTGAATAACATCCGCGATCTTTGGGTACAATTCCGCAACCGTGGGGGATGCGTCAGTGTATGTGCTGGCCGAAGTCGAAGAAACATTCAGAATGCCCTTCTTTCCGGTAGCGTTGTTGCTCAGGCAGAACACGTCAAGGCGCGTCGCGTAGTCAGCCGCAAGGTCAGCCAAAATGATCTGGTCAAGGTTCACCG